CTAATTCTCTAGAAATGACAACAAAAGAGCTTCGCAAGCAATTACGTGATGGAGAAAAAGCAAAAGACAAAATGGTCACAGCAAACCTCAGACTTGTTGTGTCTGTCGCCAAAAAATATACTAAGCGGAACATGGATCTACTGGATATCATCCAGGAAGGCACCATTGGCTTGGTCCGTGGCGTGGAGAAGTTTGATCCTGGCCGTGGTTACAAGTTTTCTACTTACGCCTATTGGTGGATCCGCCAAGGGATCACTCGCGCTATCGCTGAGAAATCGAGGGCGATCCGTCTACCAATCCACGTTACTGAGAATCTCAACAAACTTAAGAAAGCCCAGCGTGAGTTAAGTCAGATTAACGGTCAGCTGCCAAACGTATTCGAGTTGTCTGAATACTTGAACCTATCGGTAGATGATATTAAAGATCTAATGTGTAAGGCACGTCAGCCTACATCACTAGAAATTAAGATTGGAGAAAATAGAGATACAGCATTAATTGATTTGTTAGAGGATAAAACACAATTACCTGAGATGTTGCTAGAGCAACAATATATTAAAGAAGATATTCGTGAACTAATTAAAGAGCTGCCTGAAATGCAAGCTGCAGTGATCAGCATGCGATATGGCATTGGAGAAGATATTCTTGAACCAATGTCAATGACAGCAATTGGTCAAATGCTCAACATGAGTAGAGACCGAGTAAGAACCCTTGAAAACAAAGCGATTAAGAACTTACGGGAGCAGTCACAGTCTGTAAGTGAGTATCTTTAATACAATAAAGATATAGAAGCTATGCAGACATGGATGTCACTACAGAACTATTAAAGGCAAACAACGCATATTCTGCTAGTGACAACACTAATCCAGATCGGTATGCATCGAGTAAAACACTTAACTACTCGACTGGTGGAAGTATCTCTAAAGCAGAGACCGCTGAAATAAGCGTCGTACCTTTCTCACTTAATTATGCTGATGAAGTAGGTCTATTTGGTACAGAGAATCACTTCATCAAAGTGAAACTAAATATTATTGGAGACTTTGTTCTTAAAGAATATATGGAGCCAGGTTATATCAAAGCAGACATTAATTTTTTTGAGGAAGAAGACGATACTGATTTTGTGAGCAGTAACTTAGATCAGGCAGGTGCAGAGAATGATACAGGTTATTCATCAGCTGCAACACCTCCTTTGACATTGCCAGCAATTGGCCTTGACGCATATTTAAGTGTAGATTTGAAAAACCTTAAATCTTCAAATATTTATAACAATAGCAATCTAGATGTACGCTTGTATACCAAGGAGCATGAAGAGCATCCACACGACACGATGTATATCAAACCATTAGATATATTTTATGTAGGGATCCACGCTAGAAATACCAAACGCCTACCCTATAACATTCAAATTGATATTGGAAATGAGTATAAAGCTCTTGAGTCAATTCCTGACAAGAGCTATATCATGAGAACTTCAGATCGACCAAGTTTCTAGTCTTTGTCAGCGACAACAGCCTTAATTACTTTCTTCTGTGCTTTCTTAACAGGCTTAGGTGCCAAAGGTTTAACTGGGGCTTTCACTTCAAATAAAGGCTTATCTTCAGTGCCCTGAGGCTTAACAGTCATAACTTTGCCTTTGCTCATAGCAGGCAACACATAATGCTCAATTAACTTTAGTTCTTGATTGAACAACGCTGCACGGGATACGCTACGAGCACCATAGAAATTAAAATTAAGTTCTCCGTCGTGATCAATGCGCAACGATGTAGCGTTAGTAGAGGCCACAGCTAATTTTGCTTTCTGACCATTAGCGGTAACGTCAAAGATTGTGCAATCTACATACTGTGCACCATTAGTGCCGTGCCACCATTCTTTAATCTTATGTGTATCGCCACCGCGCTTGGGACGAGTAAGCAAGAGGTCTTTGCCAGTGTGCTTTGAAACGCCTTTAACACCGGAAAGAATAAGACTATCAGCCATTTTTGCTATTACAACTTTCTTCTATTTTAGTCCATTTAAGATTTGAAGCTGAGTTATTATTTTTATGCCCATCTATATGTGCCACTCGACTACATGCTTTAGTCCTTCCCGGCATAGTCATTGGAGGCTTCAAGAATGCAAGTGCAACTAACTTATGAATAGTCACAGTTACTGTTCGTTTTCTACCAATACGCTGCGTAAGATTTACTTGCATATAACCATTCTTGTTCTTCCGTTGCTTTAAAAGCTTTTCAGCCCTTCCTTTTGTACTTTTAATATCCCCCAGCGAATTTATGTAGTACTCAATACAACACTCAAATCCAGCAAGTGTATGTATAGGCTTCCAGATTTGATCATCTATAAATTCCATAACCACAAAATATTGGGGTATATAGTTAAAAGTATAGCAATAACAAGTACTATCGTTATATGTGACTACGTCGAAGTCACTTATAACTTTTTTAGCTTACGGAGTTACGATCCTATGTGGATTGATAATGATTTTCCGAAGCTTCTTGGTGCAGAACTTTACCGTCCTCATCCTGCCTACATCATTGAGATGGCAGTTGAGCCAGTAGTTGTTCATGACTTCTCCAAGCAACCTGGTCAAACTGTTCAGTTAGACCGGTATCGCTTCTGGGGCAAGCCTGGCACTAAGGAGTCCCGTGAGCGGACTGCCGATCAAACACTTGGATCCGCCTCCGCACGCAACATCGTTAAGGACAAAGTGCTCGTTACTCTTCGTGAGTACACCGGCCCTGCTGATTCTCGCGATGCTTCACAGCCTTCTACTTTCAAGGTGGCCCGTGAAACCCTGATTACTGCTCAGCGTCTGCTGCTCGATACCGGCAACCTGAATGTCTTCCACCAAAGCATCGGTTCTTTGACCCTGCTGGATGACTACCGTCGTTGGCGTGATCGTGTCTTCGCAAACGAATTGCTGAAGGCAGAAGCTGCTGGTCAAGCCAGCAAAGATCAAGGTGGTTACTATCTGCCAGGCGGAAAGCCTAAAGGTGGCTCTGGTGGAACCTTGGGTGTGACGTACGCCGCTGGTGAGTCCGCCAAATTCGATGTCAAAACTGACCTTCTCGAAGTGGTCAAGGACATGCGTAAGCGCAACGTCCCTACCTTCGGTGATGGTTACTACCGTTGCATCGTGGATCCAACAGCAATGATGCATCTGCGTCAGAACGCTGATTTCCGCGAAATCGCACGCTATCCAGGTCAAGGGATTGTTAATCCTATGAACCCTGGTGAGGCACCTAATGCCAACTTCTACCAAGGCATGGGTCCTGCTTACGGCCAAGCTGGCTTTGTTGCCGGTCAACCCGTTATGCCTACTGGCTTCCTCTTTGAGGGTGTCCGTTGGTTTGAGTCCACCAACCTGCCCGAAACCACTTACAACTTGGTTGTGACTGATGAAGCTTCGGGTGCTGCTGATTACACAGCATCACAACTTGTCTTCTTCGGCCCTCAGGCTGTTGGCGTGGGTATTGGTGGTAACAACGCACAGATTCTGTTGAACAACAACGACGACTTCAGCCGTTTCATCATCATGATCTGGTCGCTGTTTGCCGGTTTTGAAACGCTTAACCGCGATTTCATTACGGTTGGTTACTCTTTCGTATATTGATAGGAGTTAACTAACTATGTCTACAATTTTTCCCGGTAATTATGTAGCCCACCTGAACGCATATCGCGAACAGGGTGTTGAGGCTCTCCCAGGTGTTGAGTTCTACCGCATCGTCGGTGCTCTCGTTCTAAATCCAGATAACGCTGGAGTTCTCTCCGGTGGTGTTCTGGCTGCTGGCACCTACAACCTGAAGGTTCTGTCCCCTGATCTTCGTCAGGATGACAAGCCACGTGTCGATAAAGCATTCGTGATTCCAAAGAATTCCGTTGTTTATCGCACCGCATTGAATGCACCTGGCGTCAAGGCAAATGCTTCTGGTGACACCATCAAAATCGTTGCTCTTGGTAGTAACGCTCCTGGTGACACTGGTAGTGAAGTAACACTGACTTCTGGCACTGACAAGTTCTTCCCTGCTGATGGCGCTGCCTCCGCAATGTTGGGAATTGTCAACGGAACTGCAGTCAGCACTTCTGCTGATACCGCTGTGCAAGTCATCACTTCTGCCAACAGCACTGCTGAGCAGAACCCTTCTGTTGGCGCAGACCGTAAGAGCCCCTCAGCCATCTTGGTTGAGATCTGCTACTACCGTCCCGCTCCTGCTCCTGATGCAGGCGATGCTCACATTCCTTATGGAATTGAAGCTGGTCAAGGCACCTGATAATCAATATCAGATAACTAAGGCGTCTCTTATGAGGCGCTTTTTTTGTGCCTATAATATGAAAAGGAATACCCCAAAAATATGGCTGAACAAAAGTTATTTCAAGATAGTAAGACTGGAAAACTAGTTGAGTTTATCAGTACTCACGATAAAGAATTTGCGATGGTTAAAGATGCTGGAGGTAACGTCACATTTATGACCTTGGAACAACTTGTACCTTATGACCGTGAAAAAGGTCGAATGGTCAAGATTGCACAACTACATCAAGAACTCCCAGAAGAGCCCCTGCCTGATCCGATTGTTCCCATTGAAGATATGCGATTGAATCTGAATGCAGCTCCTGCAGAACAGATTGCAAAACGTCTGCCTGGTGTTGGCTTTGCAACAGCTAAGAAGATTGTTGAACTACGTATGTCTCTGAGTGGTGAAAGGTTTGCCAATCTCAAACAGCTTGAGAATATTCCTAGAGTTAACTGGGATCAATTGATTGAAGAGGACTTAATCTTTATTAGTTAAAC